GCTCTGCATGTTCGCGGATTTGGCATAGGGTCCGAGTAACTCATGACAGGCTTCAATGAATCGACTTTTTCCGTTGCGCCCCGTGCCATAGAGAATAAATACGCACTGCTCATCGGTGCGGCCGGTGAGGGCATACCCGACGGCGCGTTGAAGAAAGCTTACGAGGCGTTCGGCCCGTTCATGGCGCTCAAGCAGCGCGGACTCACTGCCCTCTTCTTCGGGAAGGGGGCCACCCATGACCCGCCAGAGAAAGGCTTGCCACGTCGGACACTCGGCGTCGGGACTATACGGGATATCGAGGCATCGGGTAATCCAATCCTCACGCCGATGGGGTCTCGTTTGATCGATCAGGCCGTAGCGGAGGTCGATGGTCCCGTTCTGGCAGTTGAGCAGCCAGGAGTCTTGGTCGAATTGATCGGTTGTCGCCACCACATGAGGGAAGGTTTCTGCCTGCCGCAGCATGTTCGTGAGCTGTCGATGCTGAAAACATCGAGAAATGTGCTTGAGCATTTCGGTGTTTTGCCGCTGTAAGGCGATTTCACCGAGCCTTGTAATCGTCTGGCGCGCCAATTCCATGATGTGGTCGACTTGATCGAGCTTCCAATGCGTCCCGGTCCAATGCAGCCAGCCACCCAGCGGCTTACAGAACCGCAAATCCTGCCCATAGAGCTGGATCAGGCAGGCGGCGTTGAAGACATCGCCATACGGGATGTCTGGAAGTGTGTCCAGGCTACCGGGCATTGGCCACCCTTTCCTCGAATGCCTGCACCCCATCCCCGAGCACCTTGAAGCGTGGCCAGGCCCCCACCGCCGACCAGATGTCCCTACACATCACCGCCCGCTGTGCGGGTGTCCAGTCGTCACAGGTGATCAGGCAGGCTTGCAGCGCCTTCAGCAGCGGGGCATAGGGGCCTGTGAGATGCCAGGTCTGCGACGGCAGGAAGTGCCCGGTCTTCCAGATCATGATGGCTTGCACCGCGATCAACAGATGTCCATCCATGCCCTCTCCCTTCCCGATGCACCCCAGGCCAGGTGGCGCCCCCCGGCGCTCTTCAACTCGCGCTGGTGCCTGCCAAGGTGCCCAGCACGAGCCTCCCATCCCTGGCCTGGAGCGCACCCTCTAGACGCCACGCCGATGCACCGATATGATGGTTTTGGGCTCCTGACGCGCCGAACGTAGGAGGACCATCATGGCTGTGTACCGACGTGGCCACTCGTATCAATACGATTTTCGGTTTCGTGGGAAACGCTATCGCCAATCCCTTGGCCCGGTGAGCTATCAGACGGCGCTGCAAGCCGAGCGTAAACGCCGGGTGGAGGTAGCCGAGGGTATCCTCAGACCGCCGCCACCGCAGATGACGTCGTTCGCGGAGTTTCTCCGACGTTTTCAGCGCTGGTGGGAGCCGCAACGCCGGCCCAACACGGTGCGCGTGGCTGACGTCGCCTTTCGCCTCGCCTGTGAGGTGTTGGGCGAGATGCCCCTCACCGCGATCACCGGGGAAACGCTGGCCTTGCTGCAGACGACCTGGTTGCATCGGGGCCTGACGCCGAGCACGATCAACGTCTACCTGACGCCGATCAAACACGCCCTCAAAGTGGCGGGTCAGTGGGGCGTGTTGGAGCGCATTCCCACGGTGCGGAATCTGCGCACCCGGCAGGCTCCACGACGGATCATCAGCCTGGCAGAAGAGACCGCGCTGCTCGCCGCCATGCCGAGCCGATTGGCCCTGCTGACGCGCTTTGCGTTGCATACGGGCCTTCGCCTCGGGGAGCTGATGGCTTTGCGCTGGGATGATCTGGATTTCAAGGCGGGTCTGGTACAGGTAGGCGTCGATGTGGCCAAGAGCGGACGGGCACGACAGGTGCCCTTGAATCGCACGGCTCGGGAGGTGCTGGCACACCTCCCCATGCACGGCCGCGACAGCCGTATCTTTGGCTACAAGAGTATTCGGACGATGTTTCGGCGGGCGGTGGAGCGGGCGGGGCTGGATCTGGCGATCACACCCCACAGTTGTCGCCACACGTTTGCCACCCGAGCCATCGAGGCCGGCGTCGACTTGCCAACCCTGCAACGCTGGCTCGGGCACGCGACAATCACGATGACCGCCGCCTATACGCATCCGAGCGTGGAGCATGAACGCCAGGCGATCCATCGCCTCGATGCGGCCACACGCCTGCCCGCATCGCTTGATCAGGAGGGTGTGAGCTAGGGCGTGAGCATCTGGCTCAACAAATGGTGCCTGGCATTGTGGAAGAATGAGCATACGACCTGTGACCTATTCTGTGACCGGCGAGTTGGGTGTCAGGAGCCCGGCTTAGTCGTGAGATGCTTTGGCTTTGTGCCCGTTCGGTGTGTCGAAGGGGATCAGTATATGCTCATAGGGCTTGGCCATTTCTTCGAGCAGCTCACGCATTTTGATGCCCTTCCCTGCGGCGAGCACTCGAAGAATTTGATGGGTGCGCCTATCCACTGGAACGGTCATTAAGTTATGGTCAACCATAACCATCACTCTCCTCTAGTGCCTCGAATTGAGCCAATGCTTGACTTAATATGGGCTGGTGATGGAATAAAGTCAAGCCCAAAATTGGCACATATAAAAATTTATTGCATATATTAAATACTGGAGATATATTCTATGGTGACGTGATTCCATGACAATGTATGACAATATGTGAGGATATGGTGCATGAGGTCTGCGATGGCCAAGCGGACGACGGTGGATCTGACCGATGCCGACGAGGAAGCGCTCAAAAAAGTTATGCGCCGCTGGGGCCAGCAAAATGAATCGGCGGTCATTCGCCTATGCTTGCATATGGTGGCGAACGCGAAGGAAATGTTGCTACAATCTCCAGAGGATTTCGGTGGGTCGACGGCGGAGGGCTCAGGATGCTGACGGATGTGCTGAGATCTGTGCTCAATAACATGCAGATGGCCCCGTGGTGGGCCTGGGCGTTTGTGGTGATGGGATTCGCCATGATCACCACGGCGTCCCTGTGGGGTGACACCATTGAGGCCTGGTGTGTGCGGCATCGGGTCCAGCGTCTCGTGTCTCGGTTGATGTGGTTACCGCTCATGGTGTTGATGTTGGTCGTGCTCGTCGCTGGCTGCGCCACCTCACGCTTTGAGGCGAACATGGATGCCGCTGTGGGACGCCTGACGATGGATGAGGCGCTGATGCGCCTGGGGCCTCCCACCTATGAGCGACATTTGGGATCTGACACGCTCCTCGCCTGGGAGCGCTCAGAGACGAGCGCCTACAGCTATCGCCCGTATCCGGCCTATCAGGGTCCGACCACGGGCGTCTGGGGCGGTGCCATGGCTGGCCTCTCCGCGGGTGCCGGCGTCCAGACGATGGTGGACGAGGATCGACAGGTGCTCATGCTGCGCTTTGGCCCTGATGGCACCCTCACCGCCTGGCGCTCGATGACCCGCTAGGCAGACGCCATGTCTGCTTTCATCATTCTTGACATCTCGCATATCCTGCCGTATACTCGCTCATACCTGCCAAAATTCGCGGAGTTAGATGGTTGGCGTCCGACAAACGGCCCTCAAACGGTCGAAAACGGATCGTTCCCAAGCCTCCTATTCGGCTGTCGAACGGACGGTTTGGTCAGGGCATGCCTGGCCCTGGCAGACCTAAAGGCTCCGTGAGCCGTGCCACCCTCGAAGTCATTCCCATCAAGGAGATGGCGGCTGAGCTGCTGCAACAACCCGAGTACCTTAAAGCCCTCGCTATTCGCCTCAAGGCCGGCGATGCGCCCCACATGGAAAAATTCTTTGCCGAACACCTCTGGGGCAAGCCCAAAGAGACGGTCGACCTGAACATTACCCAGACCCATATCAGCGTCTTACTGAGTCTCAGTGACCTGGAGCTCGGCGCATTTCTGTCCGCCATGGAAGCCAGGGACACCGACGGCGCGTTGCGCCTGTTGCCGGGGAGTGCGGCGTAGTCACACAGGGGAGAACGCCATGCCGGAAGCGACGATTGGTGATACACAGATGGTGCTTTACACGCTCAACCCCGATGGCCCACTGGATGGTGTGCCGGTGTGGACCGTGGTCAGTGGCAATGGCACGCTGTTGGACGATCCGCTCCATCCCGCCTGGGATGCGTCGAAGCCTGCCGGCTATCAGATGTTTCTCGTCTCCGACACTCTGCCCGACGGCGAGGCTGGCCCCGTGGATACGGCCTACAGCGTCGAGGCGGATGTGGACCTGGGCGCCGGCGTGCAGCATATCAGCGAGGTGGTTACGCTGCATGTGATCAATCAGGCGTCCAGCTTGGGCGGGGCGTTCGGCGTGCCGCAGACGAAGCCGTGACCGACCTGGAGCGGATTCAAGCCACCTTTTTGCGAGGGCAACAGCTCATCTTGCAGGCGTTTAATGAGCTGTTGCTGCTGAAGAGGCCCGCGGCGACCCGACTTGGGGGCACGTTGGGGCCCGTGGTGGAGAAGCCTTGATGCCGACGGCAGAAGAGCTGCAACTCCTCCAGCGCATCGCCAGTCTCACCTTGGCCCAACGTCAGGCCAGCGACCCGTTGCGCCTGTGGCAGCCGCTCATTGTGCATCAGCCCTTTATCCAGAGCGTGCTGCACCCGGAGGACGGGGGCCACTGGGAAAATTGGTTCGTGGGCGCCAATCGTGTGGGCAAGTGTCTTACCCCATGGACACCCGTGGAAATGGGTTCCGCCACGCGCCTACCTGCCGAAATGATCGGCGAGGCAAGTTTCGATGTTCAATCCTGGGACGGTGTGACTCGATGTGCCAGTCAAGCCTCTGCCGTATTTCTGCGGAGCATTGAGCCAGCGTTGCGTCTGCATCTGGACACTGGGGAAGCTTTTGAGGCGACGTATAGGCACCGGGTATTGACCCGCGCCGGGTGGATTGCGGTCGGTAGCTTGTTGTCCAGGATAGGTGATCCGCGTTGGACGGAAAGAGACGAAGATTATCAGGCCAATTATGATAGGGCCAGTCGTCAATATGGTCTACAACTTCCTCCGTCCGAAGATAGCGCCATAGCAAGACCTCTGCTAGCAAGCGGTGCTCATACACATAGCCATCCTGGTGAGATTGTGGATGTAACGGTGCCCACACCTGAACGTATCCGTGCTTGTCTAGGCGCCTTCCCCCATTCCACGAGGGATGACCCTCACCTGCTCTCGGCCCTGTTCGCCCTGTGGACCACTGATGCTTCTGACACCACTTATCGACCGTCGACTTGTGGCAATGAAGAGATTCAGCGACCTGACGACGGGTCAAGCCCTGCTCCAACAGAACAGCAATACCACGAGATTCAAGGTCTTGCGTGGTACGGTAGCAACGATTGGCACGTATTGCCATGGCCGATCCTCCTGGTGGGTGGTTGTAGGCTAATAGCATACCAGAAAATCGGTTTACGTCCAATAGTAGACTTTGAGGTACAAGGGACACATTGCTATTGGGCATCAGGCGTGCTGCACCACAACACGAGCGTCGGGGCGTACTGTGGTGCCACGCTGGCCCGGCAGGGCCTTCCTGAGCCGGTCGGCACCGCGTACAGCCGTTTGCCTGATGGCACGAGCATGGACGTACGGGACAAGGCTACGGCGGGCTGGGTGCTGGGCCTCGATAGCAATACGAACCGCGACATTATCCAGCCGAGATACTTCGACAATGGCTACCTCAAGCCGGGGATGCCCGAGCCCTTTATCCCTGAGCGGGAGATTGCGAAGTGGGAAGTCGAGGCGCAGATCCTCAAGCTGCGCAACGGCTCGTTTATCGGCTGGAAGTCGGGGGAGCAGGACGCCCTTAAGGTCGCAGGCGGGGCGATCGATTGGCTGCATGGCGATGAACCGCCGAAGAAGCCGCACTATGACGAGCTCTTGATCCGTATCGGCGCGGGACGGCGCTTTCGCAAGTTTTTCACCGCCACCATTCTCCCACCCCAGGGGCATGTCGAAAGCATCTCCTGGGTGTACCAGGAAATCCTCGAGCCGATCATTCAAGGCCGTGTGACCGATGTCGGGCTGTTCCAGGCCAGCATCTACGATAATCCCCACCTGAGCGGCGAAGAGATTCAGCAGCTTGAATCCCGCTACCCATTGGGCTCCCTATCGCGGCGCATTCGACTGAATGGCGAGATTCTGCCGGGGATTGCAGGCGCCGTGGCGTATGGGAACTTTGCCCGCGCCGTGCATGTGCGCAAGCTTCCGCCGCTGTCACCACACCGGCCCTTGTGCTGGGCCTGGGACTTTAACGTCAGCCCGTTCTGCACCTCGCTTTGGCAGGTGCATCCCGATCAGATGTATTGCTACGATGAGATCGTGCTCGATGAGGGCAACATCGACGCCATGCTCGATGAGTTTGAGCGGCGCTACCCCCGGCACCCGCATGAGCTCTGGATTTATGGCGATGCCAATGGAGGCAACCGCAGCCATACGACAGCCGGGAAGCCGCGGAGCAGCTATGATCTGATCCTGTCGCGCTTGCAGCGGTATCCGAGCCCGGTCAAGATGAAAGTGCCCGCCGCGAATCCGTTGGAGGTTGATCGCCTGAACGCCATGAACGCCGCCTTTAAGGACGCGCAGGGGGCGAGCCATATCCTGATCGACCCCAAGTGCGTGGCGATGATTCGAGATTTTGAGCAAGTCTTGATGGACCCGCATGGTGGGCTCAAGAAGACCTACAATCACCGTGACCCGTACAGCCAGTTGACCCATTTAAGTGACGGGGCCTCTTATCTCTGCATCACCGAGCGCCCGGTGCGACAGCAGCGTGCGCCGCAAGGGCGGGTGTCGGTGAAATCCGCCGCGTATGGTGTGGGGGCGGGACGATGACGCGAGAGACCTGCACCCACCTCGGCATCGATGACGCCGCGCTGAATGCGCTCTATCGCGTGATGCAGTATGATCCCTGGCTGGCCCGGCGTGAAGCCCTTCGCCGCTGGTGGATGCAATGGATTGAGGAGCATGAGGGCATCATGACCGTGCGACAGACCCCCAAGCCATTCCCGGAGCCTCGCCCATGACGACGGCACTTATCGGGCAATGGCATACCGGCAACGTGCTCACCAATCCCAGCAACGGGGATGTGCTAGTCGACACGGGGCCATTGAGTGCGCTGCGGGGAGGCTATTACCTCGTGGGTGTGGTGGCCAGTGCGACGGTGGCTGTGGTGTACGACCTGCAGCTCAGGAATGCGGCCAATGATGCCACCGTGCAGAGCCAGCGGCGGCGGTTTGCCGCGACGGACAGCAACAAGAATGACGATTTGATGCTGCCCAACAAGATCCAGGTCACGCAGGATCAACGCTTACGCTGCGTGCTGGTGGGCAGTATCACCGGCGAGGTACAGGTGAGCTTGTTCAAGCAGGAGGTCATGTGAGCGCGTGGGCCTGGCTGTGTGACTACTGGCAGCGCCTCTGGACGACGCCAGAGCCCCCAGCCGAGCATTATCCGCTGATCACCGTGGATTGGGGGCCACCCTTGGAAGCGCAAGGCGGGGTCAAAGATCTGCGGGATTGCGGACACATTTCGAGTAGTCACAGTTACGACCCGCTACGGGAAGAAGATATCTGCCTTGAGTGCTACCGGGCGAAGGTAGGTCGCAAGCAGAGGTAGGCACGGCTATGGCACAAGACTTTATCACGATCAACGAATCAGCACCGCTCACGCATAAATTTGCGGGCGATCTCAAGCGCTTTGTCGATCACTTGCGCAATGTGATTGACGAGGCTGAAAAGATCAAGGGCATTATGGAACATAATATCAACGATACGAACTATGGTGGTGTAGAAACGCTCTTTGGCCTTAGCGCGGGTACTGGGGATGATTGTTACAACCTCATCGCTGGCACACTGGGCGCGATCAAGGGTGTCATTCAAAGTGCCGATGCACTCACGCTCATTGATCAGGTGGGCTAGCGTGTGGCGATCACGCTTGCGCAAGCGATTGTGCATAAGACGCGGACGACGTTTCCCAATACGACTACGCAACTAATCAATGGCGTCGCGGCGGGTAGTTTGTTGGTGGCACCGATAGCGTATTATCATGGCCAAGGGCGTACAATTACGATTACAAGTAGTCCTAGTAATAGTTGGCAGCAAGCGGTTATTGCTAATGGTGATGCAAATAGTCATATTGCCATTATTTATGCCTTGAATGTTGCGAGTGGTAATACAACACTAACATATACGTGGAGCGCAGGAAGCCTCGATGGTCAACTTGAAGGGGATATTTTGGAGTTTTCTTCTGCTGCTACCGCTGCAGGGCTTGATGCCAATGTGACGAATAGCGGCTCGTCCAGTGGCCCTTCAGTCACCAGTGGCACGTTGGCACAAGCCGATGAAGTCGTGATTGCCATGGGCTCGCATACCGGCAATGATACGACCTGGGCGGTGGATACGGCAGATAGTTATACAGAGATCAGCGAAAACGAGGACAACGACAACGGCCAGACGTATAGCAGCCAGTACAAAATTGTCGCAGCTACTACGAGCCAAGTGGTCAATTTTACCCTGGGTGCAAGTCGGAGTTGGTTTGCGTGCTTGGCTAGCTTCAAGGGGGCAGCCGCCGCCGCCGAGAAATTACCCTCAGCCTTACGGGTGCCAGTACCCATGATGCGTGCAGCATATTTCTAGGGGATGCGATGAGCAGTCCAGGCTATACCGTCGAGTCGAATGGCGATATCGCGCTGACAGCAGCCACCGCCAAAACGGTGGTGAGTGTAATCAACGCCGCGAACTCGCTGATTCGCATCGTTGAGCTGGGCGCGAGCTTCGATGGCACCAGCGTCACGGCGGAGCCGGTCACGGTTGAGCTGTGCTCCTGTACCCAGGCGGGTGCCGGGACGAGTACGGCGCATACCATCGTCCAACTTCGGGGCCCCACCCGCACCGTGCAGGCGACGGGGGCACGGAACTTCACGGCGGAGCCGACGACGATTACCGTGCTGAAGCGCTGGCTGGTGCATCCGGCCGGGCTGCCATTTGTGATCCAGTTTCCGCTGGGTCGGGAGCCTGAGCAGACCGTGACGGCTGATGCGTTGCTGATTCGGTGCACAGCACCGGCGACGGTGAATGTTCAGGCGTATTTAGAATTCGAAGAGGGCTAAGGATGCACTCTAGTATATTGAATGGAGGTGTGCCATTGCTAATTTCGTTTTCAATGTAGCCAAAGGAAAAGTGGCCGAATACGCGGCCCGCGTGAATGCGAACGACCCGACCAATAGCGTGTTTGTGATCGTCGTGTTAGCGACCTCCGGGCTCGAATCCGACGCGACCTTGATCGACATGAACGACCTCGCGGCTGTGGTGGCTGGGACGACGAACGAAGTCACCAACTCGGGCTATGCGCGGAAGGTCTTGGATAACACGGCCGGCATTACCGTGACCGTGGATGACACCAACGATCGTGTAGACGTGGATATTGCCGATCAGACCTGGACGGCGGTGGCGGCGGGTGATGGCTGGAGTAAACTCCTAGTGTGTTATGACCCCGATAGCACGGGCGGGGCGGATAGCGCGATTATCCCGTTGACAGCGCATGATTTCGTCGTGACTCCGGATGGCAGCGATATTGTAGCCCAGATAGCGACTGCTGGATTTTTCCGGGCGTCATAGGGCATAACGTATGCCGATTTTTGGGCGCAGTTTTCCTTTTCGGTCACGTCTCCTGGCGCGAGTCAAAACCGCTGGCCCGCAGACAATTGCCGTCGGGCAAGTGGTCGAGACCGATACCGCGCAGACGATCGCCTGGGCGCCGAAAGATCGTCTAATCGGGCAAGCCACGGAAACGACGCTAGCCCAAGCCATCAGCGTCCGTAAGCTCGTCACGGTCAGTCAGGCGCTGGAAACTGACGCGGCGCAAGCGCTGACGTCCCTCAAGCGGGCGACGGTCAACCAAGCGACGGAAACGGACAGCAGCCAGGGCCTTACCAGACGGAAGCTCCTGGCGGTGGCACAAGCCACGGAGACCGATCTGGCGCAGGCGCTCACACGCCGCAAGCAGCAGACGGTTGGGCAAGCGCTCGAAGCCGACACCGCACAGGCATTGGTTGGCAAGCAGTTTATTGCCGTAGGGCAGTCCGCCGAGGCCGACGCCGCGCAAGCCATCACCTGGGCGATCAGGCGCCTCGTGGGGCAGGCCACCGAGACGGACAGTGCTCAAGCGCTGACGGTTCGCAAGCTCCGTCTGGTTGGACAAGCCACCGAGGCCGATAGTGCCTCAACGCTCACCACGGCCAAACGTCGCACGTTGGGCCAGGCCGAAGAGACCGATACCGCGCAAGCCCTTGGTCAGCAGATGGTGGAGGCCGTCGGGCAAGCGCTGGAAACCGACCTCGCCCAAGCGATCACGGCGCAGCATCGTATTACGCTGGGGCAGACGACGGAGACCGACAGTGCGCAAGCGCTGACAGGCCAGAAACGCCGGACGCTGGGGCAGGCGACCGAAACCGATCTCGCCCAAGCCATCCGAGCGCAACATGCGATCCTGATTGGGCAAGCCCTCGAGACGGATAGCGCCCAAGCCCTGACCAGCCGCAAGCTCAAGGCCGTCGGGCAGGTGAGCGAGACGGACCTTGCACAAGCGCTCACGAAGCGCAAGCTCAAGGCCGTCGGGCAAGTGGTCGAGACTGATCTGGCCCGTCCTATTGCCTGGGCACCCAAGCGGCGCTTGGTCAGTCAGGCGCTAGAGACTGATCTGGCGCAGCCGATGACCGTCAGTGGTGGGATGATCATCCAGGGGGGCATGGGAGGCACCGGGTCACGATATCGACGGATGGCTCTCATCGGGATGCGACATGAAGGCACCAGCGAAGAAGAGCAACGCCCGCGGCGGCGGCAGAGTCGCCCCTACTGGACGCGCCAAGGCGCCAAGGCCAGTCATTGAGCCCGAGCCACCGGCCTCGCCCGTCGGGGTGTATGAACCGATGGTGCCCTACCAGTGGGACGCCGACTGTCGGCACTGTGGGCTGGTGTTGAGCCGGGCTACCGTCACAATCGGGCTGTGCAGCGAGTGTCTACAGAAAGCCGAATCAGGGCCGGTACGGATACCAGGGGCACGGTATGGCGCAAGCTAGACGACGAACAGGCCCACAAGCCACACCAATCACCGCTGACCCCCCGGTGGTTCAAGGCGCCAGCCTGACCGTCATGGCCGCGCTACGAGCGTACCGAGCCGAGGCGCACAAGGCCCGCGAAGAGCGCCTACGCCTCACCAAGGCCAATTGGGATATGTTCATGGGGGTCATGGACTGGTCGCACAAGCAGAAGGGCCAGAGCCGCGAACATTTGCCCAAAGTGGCGATGGCCAAAGAGCAGATTAGCGCCTTCATCGAGCGGGGATTGACCGACTTTGGCGATTGGTTTACCACGGATCTGAAGCAAGAGGATGTCTTGAGCGATGAGCAAGCCCGGAAGCTGCTGCAATATGCCCTAGATAGCGCCAGCACGAGCGGCAGTGTGCCGGATGAGGATTTCCCGGCGCTCGTGGCGGATCTCATCACCGTGGCGCTCATGGGTAGCCTCATGATTCTTAAAATCCATGGGCGGGACGCCACTAAAGACGTGTTTCGAGCCGAGCGGGGGATTCAGTATATTCCCGCGCCTGATGGCTCCGTGGTACCGCAGATTGTGTCGAACCTCGTGCGACGGCAGGTGGACTATTGGCAATCGGTGATTGATCTCGTGGCGCCCGAGGACTACTTACCCGATCCCACCGGGCGCAAGCTGTACGAGATGCACGAAGTTGAGCGCGACTTGGCCCAGGTGCAGGCCATGGCCGACGCGGGCGTGTATGATCAGGCGATGGTCGATCAGATCGAAGAGGACTACGCCCAGGAGGAGGATAGAGCCTATCGCACCGATGAGCGCTCGCGGGATCGAACCGATGCGACCCCGCCAGACTTTCGGCGGCGGGTGGTCATTCTGGAGTGCTGGGGGGATATTCTTGATGACCGCGGGCGGTATGCCGAGCGGAATATCGTGTGCGCCATGGCCAACAACAAGTATCTGATCAGGCCCCCAGAGCCCAACCCCTATTGGCATGGTAAGCACCCCTTTGCTAGCCGTCCCTTGCTGCGTGTGCCGTTCAGTACGTGGCACAAGGCACTCTTTGATCATGCCGTCGCGCTGAATAAGGCTGAGGACGAGCTGTATAACCTGATCCTGGACGGTGGCATTGCCTCCGTGTGGGGCGTCAAGCAACTCTATCCCGAGTACCTGGACGATCCACGACAGGTGAAAGACGGCATTGTACAGGGCGATACGCTGATTATCAAAGAGGGGGCGCCTCCGGGGCTCAAGGTGGTAGAGCAAGTGGTGACGGGCAAAGTGCCCCCAGAAGCGCTGGCCGCGTTTCAGCTCACCGATCAGGAGTTTCAGATTGCCACACAGGTGAATGCGACCCGCATGGGGCAGACGCCGGGCGGGGAGACGACGGCGACCGCCGTGGTGGAAGCGCAAGCGCAGAGTGCCAACTTCTTCGATGGGATGATCAAAGACACCGAAAAGACGATCAGCCAAGCCCTCTCGCTCATGTGGTCGAACCTGATGCAATTTATGGACGATGCCGACGCCGAAGAAGTCGTGTCCGCGGTAGGGGAAGAGGCCGCACTACGCCTCGCCATGCTCAGTCCGGCTGAGCGCTATGCCCAGCTCGCCGGGTGTCAATTCAAAGTCACCGGCCTATCGGCTATTGTGGCGCGGGTGCGGGACTTCCAGAAGCTCATGGCCATTTTGCAACTGGCGGGGAGCAATCCGGTCATGGGCCTCACCTTTTGGCAGCGGTTCAGCCCGACAAAAATCTGGAATCACTTGTTCAAGAGCGTCAACCTCGATCCATCCACGCTGGAGCCAGACCCACAAGAACAGGCCCAGATGGGCCAGATGCAGCAGATGCTGATGCAGCAGCAGGGCGGCCAGGGGGGCGGACCTACAGGCCCACAGATGCCGGCTGAGGTGCCGGGCAACCTACCCCTTGAACGCATGCCGATTGCGGGGGGGATGTGATGAAGGCACCCAAGCATACACCACGGCACAAGTGGCACAGTCAGCCTAGTCGATCGAAGGTAGAAGCGGCGATGGCTGAGGTCCATCGCAACATCCCGAGCACGGTTACGCGGGCCAAGGTGAAGGGCCAGAAGAAAGAGGCCATGTTGCGGGCCATTGCCTTTGCAAAGGCCAGGAAACGCTGATGAACGACCTATCAGCCGAGGCCGCACAGGAACGCCAGAAGTTTGACGACCTTATAGACACCTTGCCGGAGATTCTGCACGGCTCAATCGGCAAAGAGCGCCGGTACGACCTTGACGACTTCGACGTAGGCGATTATACGCCAGCGCTACAAGAGGCGCTGCGGGCATTGAACGATGAGGATCAGGCATGAATTCACGAGCCGCACCAGTCTACGAAGATGTTAGATTGCGCCACGTTTTTCCTTGCCAGATGAATATAATATTGCCCTGAGTAACATGAAAACGTTGCGCAAGGGAATACGAAGACTCAATACCTTTCAGGTTCATGACTTCTTGAACTTGTGACGACGTCATCTTGGTGCTACGATGCCTGGATTTTTTCATCATGTCGGCCGTGTTCGCAGCAGCCGTACCAATAAACAGATGTTTCGGGTTGCAGCAAGGCGGATTATCGCATCGATGACAAACGAGCAATTCAGGCAAAAGTACGCCATAATGAGATTCATAAGCAAAGCGATGTGCCCTAGCACGAATGCCACGACCAATCATAAAGCTACCGTAGCCCTTGGCATCTCGAAATCCAAGCCAGGGCCAGCATGCATCTTCGCCGTCGGACTGATCGACGAGTGCCCAAAATCGAGTTTCTGGTGGAACTTTTGGGCGACTAGCATACTGGCAAGATCGAGAGCAGAATTTTCGTCGGTTGCTCGGTTTGTCGTAAAATGGTTTATTGCAGTAAGGGCAAGTATAGGTAGCCATGATGCAACCTCCTTGTTGGTTGCGTAGAGCCTTGATGAGTGCGCGGCGGTCCGATCAAGGCATCGGAGGTTCGAGGCGTCCCTCTAGCCGCGAGGTATAGTATACCACATGTCAAAGAGAACGGAAGATGCATATTCTGACCTTGTGACTTGGTGGGAAAATAATTATGGTCGAAACGGTGTAGAAGATCCTAATCAGAGATGGTTTTTCACCATCAAAGCCCTGACCAACGTCATTCGCCTGCAGGCCATGATGATCGAGGATTTGCGCAAGGCCGAAGGGCGCAGCCCGGTCCTATTCACGCCCAACGGCGTGAAGGTGAGCCTCTGATGCTGGACCTGGATAAGGACTATCACCACGAGGGGCAAGAGGCGGCGTATGTGCTGGGGCGCCTACGACCACAGCTCAACAAATTGCGTGAGAAGGCTATTGCCAATCTTGTGCTACATCACCGCAACGAGACGTTGACCGAGGGCCTTATGCGCTCAGGGATTGCCATGCTGGCGGTGTTGGATGAGCTACCCAGGGAGCTGGATCGGCTGATACGCTTGGGGCAACAGGACATTGAGGAGGCACGGCGCGGATGAGCGACCCTGGCCGCTTGCCACAGATGGGCGCGACGATTGACGAGTACCTGATCCAGCACTTGCCATCAAAGGTCAAGCGATGTCTGGCCGAGACGATGATGCGCGGCGTCGTGGGCCAGGTGCTGATCAATTTCAATGGGGGTGAACCGCAGAGCTTTGAGCTGAAAGAGCACCATCGCATTCTGGCGGAGGATTGGCGATGAGCGAACTCCGCCAGCGCCAGGCTCGCGTCGTGCGGGTGATTCGAGAGATGGTCAGCCCGGCTGATCTCGTGCCCGCGCTGAATATGCCCGACGGCTATACGCTCGTGGGGATCGTGGTGGGCGATCAGAGTACCAACATCACCGCGAATGCGACCATTGAGCTGGTGTTTCGCTCCGAAGTGATGGAAGACGTCGATTAGGTAGCACGCCCGACCGGATAAACCGAGGGCCAGTAGTCTTGCAGCGTGCAAGGCGGCTGGCCCTTTTTTATTGGCCCGGACCTCGAAAGAGGCACAGCCCGAGGAGTAGGAGATGGCCCAGAGTCGACCACCCCGGACACCGCAGACCATGGCGGACATGATGAACGCGCCAGGGGCTGAGCTGCCACCGGAGGATCTCCAAGAGCAACCGCAGCCCACGCCCCCGGAACCGCCCACTGGGACCAGCATTACCATCAACGGGCGCCAGTTTACGGTGGATTCTGAGCTCGCATCAGCCCTCGAAGGCCGCGAGCAAGAGTTCAACCGCCGCTTGAGCGAACAGGGCCGCGAAGTCGGCGAGCTCCGCACCTGGCGCCGGCAGATGGAGGCCCAACGGCCGCCGACCACGCCAGACCCGAACGCCTACAACTACAACGTGCGCCTGTTCGAAGCCCCCGAAGAAGCGTTGATGCGCGTGAAGCGCGAGGCGAAGGAGGAGGCCATCTCCGAGATGCGCTCCGCCTACCACGCCGAACGCCAGCAAGAACAAACCTGGCAACGGTTTTACAAAGACAACCCCGATCTCGCTGATGAGCCCCGTCTGGTGCGCGCCATTGCGACGGAGCTGCTGCAGGCCCCCGAGTGGGACGGCAGTCAGGATATGCGTGGGTTTCTGAGCGCTGTCGCGCAAGAAGCGCGGGGCGAGCTGCTGCGCATTTCCCGACGAAGCCGAGAAGCGGATGCCCCAGCCGAGACGCTGCCGAATCAGCGCCGGCCCGTCGAGGGCGGTGGGCAACGCCGGGCCGCAGCCCCCGCGGCCGACACCGGGCCGGTGAGCTTATCGAGCGAGATTCAACGCCGCCAACGACGATTTCGAGCGGCTGCGGAGTGATAAATGCCCACGTTTACATGGACCTACGACGCACCTTCTGGTGCGTACAAGCAGCATGAAGTGAGTCGGCAGGTGCTCCGGGGCGCCATTGCCGATACGGTCATGATGGATCACGTACAAGTCAGGCCCGCGTTTGGCACCGGGCGAGGCGAGAGTGTCACCCTGCCACGCATCGCGGCACCGGTCGAGAAAACCAGCTATGTCCTGAATGAGTTGCAGGACATTCCCGAGCGTGCGTTCGCCATGAGCGCGATTGATCTGGTCATGCAAGAGATTGGGTCGGCGGTGCCCTTTACCGGATTTGCGAGCGATCTCAGCATGATCGATTTGGATAACGGCATTCGGGATAGCCTCACCGATGAAATGAGCCTCGCGCTTGATTCGCTGGCGATCGCCGCCTCGAAGCTGGGCAAGTACAAGTATGCGCCTACCGGCGCGGCCAGTGCGACGGTGACGACCAACGGCACGTTTGGCGCCACCGCAACCAGCAACATGAACGTGTACCATGTCGAGCAACTACACGACTTGCTGTATGACACGCTGAAAGCCAAACCGGCGCGGGGTGGGGATTATGTCGGCGTGTTCCGGCAGAAGTCGATTCGCGGCATTATTGATGATCCTTCGTGGGAAATTTGGCACCAGTACACCGACCCCCAGGCCAAGTATAACGGCGAAGCGGGGCGGATTGAGAGCGTGCGGATTATCCCCACGAATCATGCCACGTTCGGCAACGTCGGTACTAGCTCCGTGTTAGGCGAAGGTATTGTGTTCGGCAAGAATGCGATCGCCATGGCAGAAGCCCGAACACCTGAATTGTACGCCAGCGTGCCGCAGGGCCATGCGGGCCGGTTCAAGGCGGTGAGCTTCTACGGCATCATTCGATTCCGATTGGCATGGGAAGACTCAAGCAATAGTGGCGAAGCCAATCTCATTCACGTCGGGTCAGCCTAGTGGGTTGTGACGTAACTTCTTGATGTAGGAGGATTGTATGCTTCCATATAACTTTTACGAGGTGACGGTCGTCAAGGCCGTCGACCTCAATGCTTCGCCTGCCGATATCTCTGGTGGTACGTGGTCGCCCGGTTTCATGAAACATAAGATCCATGCCGTTTGGATGGCCAATCATAATGTCATCGGCGGCGCTGGCGAAGTGCGGGTGGATAAGCGCGTCACCTTTGCGAGCGATACCGGACGCGGCGACGGGGACATTGCCATCCTTGTCATTCCCAATGCACTAGCAGCCGCCAAGGTGCTCTACAAGCGCTGTAGTCCCCCCGTGGTGATGGAACCGGGCACCGAGGCAGTATTCCAGCTCACAGACGCCACAGCGGCCGGAGACTTGGGAACTTTTGGCCTATTGGTCGAGGTTGTTCCAGAAGAGCCGGCGAACATGACCGCCATGCAAGCAACCGCATAGGAGGATAGATAATGGCAGCCTATGTGGCAGGGGATGTGACCGTGATGGTCACGTCCTTAGAACGCATTGGCCCGAAGAAAAAGCTGTCGATCGGGACTATGACCGTGGCTGGCGCGGGGCCGACGTATCCCACGGCAGGGATACCGCTCCCGGCGATCAGTGCCTTTGGATTCTTACAGCAGATGGATAGCCTCATAGTGTTTGGCAACAACGCCCGCACGGTGAGCTACCTCTTTCAGTACAACAAAAGCGCACATAAGCTCTTGGTCTACGAAGAGGAAGGTACGGCGGCAGGGGGGCCACTTTTGGAAGCTGACACCTCAGAAGCTCCGGCCGCTGTAACGCTCGATTATGAAGCCGTGGGATTTTAGGAGGGTGCCATGCCGGTCAATTTCCAAGTGCAAGAATTTGCCATGACACCCGCCTCTCCGCTCCGCCAGCAGATTGCCGAGCATCATTATTTGCGGCTGAGTGGCGAGGGGGAAGCGCTGTATATCCAGCATGGGCAGGTGGTCTGTGAGACGGGCGAGGCCCTAACAGAGGATGAGTGGCCCGAGTGGTTTCTGCCGGCGCTGATGCTCTGCACCCGTGAAGCCTTGCAGGCGGTGCAATGGGGTGGTCCCTACCCTGAGCCCGTGCCAGTCTCCCGTGGGCGACGGAGGTAGCCATGAAACGATTAGCGGTCCTTGCGTTGTGTCTAGGGCTCTGGCAGCCAGGGCCAGCAATGGCCGCTATTGCCACCACGAGCCAGAATGTCTGGGGTGTGACCATTGTCCGCGCCCAGATGCTCACCGATCAAGCCGCCACCACCGACGGGGAGTGGATCGACGCGAGCGGCCTCAGAACGATGAGCGTGCATGTCAGCGGGATTACCACAGCCACCGTGGAGATCGACGGCTCGAACGCCGCCACGAAGCCCGCCGACAATACCCACGGCATCAAGCTGAACGCCACCGATATCACGGCAGACCAGGTGGTCATGATCACCCTGAATGTGCGCTGGATCAAGGTACGGGTGACGGCCTACACCAGCGGGACGATCAACGCCTTTTTAGAAGCCCATGGGGGAGCCCGTTAGATGCGCTGGCGCGTGGTCCTACTCAGCCTATTGATCAGCGTGGCCATCAGCCACGGCCAGGTGCAGTACGTGCCACCCGAAGGGGGCAGTGCCGATGTCTCGGGTATCGTGGATCAGCCCGGCGGGGTAGCAGGAATTGATGACAGCGGCGCCCTGAACGATCCCGATGCGCGGCTGTCTGAAGCCGTCAAATTTGTCACCGCCGAGCCTGGGGCGGGTGATTGCGACTTCGCGACTCAGGAAATCCGCTATACCGCGCCCGGTGGGCAGCTGTACGGGTATATCTGTAACGCCGTCGGCGGTAATCCGCAGCGGATTGATGAGTATGGCGATAGCCCGGTGGAGTTTGCCACACAGGGCACCACCGTCGTCATGTCAGGCCCCACGAGTGTCACCCTGACCGGGACCAACGGGATTAGCACTGCCGGGAATAACACCACGAAAACCCTCACGGTGACGAAAGTCAACACGCCGCGAGAGGTGGTGCTGGATGAGGTGGCGGCAGCTGACGACAATATCCCCATGGGCAGCTTTGGCGGGGCCGTGACGATCACGGAAGTCTGGTGTCGTTGCTCGGATACCTCTGGCACACTGCCCACGTTCACCCTGGCTGATGGTGCTGGCAATGCTTTGACTATTACGGGCACGAACCCCACGTGTACCAGCTACAGCGCCGCGAAGAGTGCCGCGGCTATCACAGCCGGCAACACCTTAACCGACGGCGAGCTGCTCGTGTTCAATACAACCAACACCCCCACGGCGGGCAAACGATGCATAATCAGCGTGTCGTACACATACAACTAATCCTCGCGCTTCTCTGTGCTCTGTGGCTTGGCACCGCACATGCCTATAACTTTGCCTCGGGGAGTTACAACGTCGGCGCGATATCGGTGGATGATCTTCAAATAGACATTAGCGCGACGACCGACCCGAGTGTTGCTGATTTTACTCCCACCTTAACGATTGTCAAATGCAACGCCACGCAATTTGCGCGATACAATTCCACATGCACAGATTCCACGCAGCATATGGGCGCCACCAGCGCCTCTGGTTCAAACGTGGTTCAGAGCTGTACCGTGAACGGTCCCGTGATTGGTACGGCGGACGATGCCCAGCTAGAAAACTCGACCTGTTACTACGCCGTGTTTGGTCCTGACGGTGTGAATAACGACATCGCGACCGGCTCTTACGTTGGAAACGGGTCGACCCAAACGGTTGATATTAGCGATACGTCAAGCCCGAGCGTGGCAGACTTTCAGGCCGATCTCATTGTACTCAAGTCTACGACGACAGCGGGTGTCGCTCGTTGGCGTTCCTCGGCTATGACTTCAACGACCAGCTGCTATTTTACTGCTACCGACTGTGATACCAATGGCATTACACAAATCACCACTAATGGATTTTCGGTTGCTAACAATGCATCAGTCAACAGTAATACGATTACCTATCGGTATTTTGCCTTTCGGAACCTTGGCACAAAATTAAAAGTTGGCACGTTTAAGGGCGATGGCAACGCCGGGTTAGAGATTACTGATATTGGATTTATGCCGAAATTTGGGTGGGTCAAAGCCAACGCAAATTCAATTGGACGGATGCGGTTTGAAGCACAGAACAACACCGATGCAGCCTCACCATTTTCCAATCTGGCCGATGTGACAGGTTGCATTACAGGGCTTCTCTCGAATGGAATTGTCCTGGGGAATGAGACTAATTGCAATCCAAGTGGTATAGATGTGTATTATTTCATGATCACAGAAATGACCAGTGATCGGCAGCGGGTGAGGATTGTACTGCCATGATAGGTTTATGGTGCTTTTTAGCCTTCCTCCTGATTTCTTGGCCTGTCCACGCGTCTCGATGGTTCTACCATCCCCCAGTCGTGCCGGATGTGTTCACCGCGACAGGCGTCGGGGCTGATGCGGGGTTTTGTGCCGAAGCGGAAACGCTACAATTCAATACCGGCGATTGGACAGACCTTACCGATGCCGCGGCCTCTGGGGGCCATACGCTGCAAGCCAACACGTTTGGCTCGCAAATTGCGGCCAGCTTAGGCTTTGCCAGCGCTACATATTATGGCTGGATCGTGGGCCGCTGCACCGAGGGCGACCGCTGCGCCGTGTGGGTGCAGCATATTGACCTGCTGCCCCGCACCCCAAGCAATACGCTGGCGACAAAGTTTCCTCTTGGCGGTGAAGTGGCGGTGACACCGATTGGCGCCCGCACGGATGAGGATCTACGCCGTGCCCTGACGCCCAGCGATACCGTACAACGCAGTTTTGCCATCACCGAGGATCAGGCGCTCTATATCCAGGCGCAGCCAGGTGTGCAGCTCGATTATGTGTTCTTCTCCACCAATGCCAACGCCACCCCAAGCTGTGACGATGCGCCCGCGCAAACGGTCAACCTCGTCATCTACCATGCGGACACCCTACCCACCCCAGACGGCACGCTGGACACGATTTGGACGAACGCCGCCATGGTGAACTATGCGGGCTATGGCAGTGCCACCGCCGCCTGGGATACGCGAGCGCTGTATAAGCAGGATGCCAGCCCCAGGCGGATATGCCTGCTGCATCAGGGCACGCTGGCCAATGCCGAGTTTCCGACCACGACGGAGGACAGTAGCGCGATCTTTAACAGTGACACGGCGCTGCGTTTCGACTTCCGCGAGGATGTTGGCACTGTGCGCCCCTTGAGCTATTCGACTGCCACGAATGGCAATGCCACACCCACTACGCGGGACGGGCAATTTAATGAGGCGGACGCCTTTAGCAGCACGCTCGATTTCGCCAACCGCAGCAGCGGGCGCAGCTACGCCGCGAATCTGCTCAGGATCGAGACATGCTTTGACTTACCAACGGCGTTGGTCGCGGGCCAGACATTTCGCTGTGATCTGCGAGCGCAAGAAAAAGTGACTGGTAGCGCGTTTACCTCGAAGCGGGCCTACTCCACCGATGACACGCTGGCGACGGCGGGGATTTGCCAGCTCAGTACAACTACTGTAGCTGCGCCACCCGCGGATAGCACGCCGCCCTCGATGGGCGCTGTGAGCTTCGTCAACGTCACCAGTAGCGGCTTCACCGCCACGTCGACCGTTACTGAGGCCGAAAGCACGGTGAGTGCCTGCCAGGTGCAATATGACACCGATAACGATAACGCCGTCTCTGGCGGCGATGCGTCGGCGCTCATCTCTTGTGGACTGCCCCAGGGCGGCAGTTGTGTCTGTCCCGTCACAGGGCTCAGTGCCTCAACGGCCTACGAGGTCGTGGTCAAAGCCACCAATAGTGCAGGCTTGACAGGCACCAGCGCGGTTGGCGATCAAACGACCGCCGCACCGTCGGGAGATACGTTCTACATCGCGGCATCCGGTGGCAGCGATAGCAATGCTTGCACGACCGGCTCGCGCTGCGCGACCATTGCGGGTGTGATGGCCAAGGCTGGCTTTGGGCCTGGGGATACGATTCTCATTGGCAACGGCACCTATACGAACTATCCCAATATTCTGTGCAGCGCCAACCCCAGCAAATTCAACGGCACGGCGAGTGCGAAGATCACCGTACGAGCGGAGAACGCTAGGCAGGCCCATTTTTCGGGCACTGGAGCCCAAAGCGTGTTTCGCTTAGAAAACTGCGCCCATTGGAATATCGAGAATCTCCGTATTTCCAATGCAGATTTGAACGATCCTGGCGCCGGCACGAACCTTGGCATTCGCAATTCAACAAATATTACTGTTCGCGGAAATCTGATTTACAAAAACAACCGCTATGCCAATGTGCAACTCATGATGGTTCGGGATGGCTCCTCGGGTGTGTTGGTGGAAAACAATGAGTTTTACAATTTCCATCGGAAAGCCATTCAAATCTATATTTCTGCCAATAACACTATTCGGGGCAATTACTTTAACTCCATGGGTGTAGGCAATATTTCTGGTGGATATACAAGCCAAGTTTCTGAAGCTGTCAGTACATATCCTGGGGCAAATAATCTGGTTGAATCGAATATTAGCGAAATGACCACGGGTACATTTGCGTCCGCTGGGTTTACTGTGGATGCGACACAGAACTCAAACAACAATCGGTTCTTTGGTAACATTGCTATCAATCCCGACTACGGATCGTTTATTGTTACCAGGGGGAACTCGGTCACACAAATGCCGCTGAATACCTGGACCAAGGACTTTGTGGTGGTAGGATCAAAAGTGTACGGCGTTGATTTGCGGTCAGCCCGCAATTCGGCATCGTTTCCAAGTTGTGAACAATGCTCGATTTTTCCCTCGGCGTCATCTAATACAGGAATTATTAGCCGCGTAACTGGCAATCTTGGTGATGGCAACTATCAATTTTTTGGGCTGAACACACTGATTCGTGGGGCTGGCGCGGGCTATGGTTTGCGTCTCATTGATCAGGATGTAATCAATGTCCAGAATTTCGGCATTTCTAACGTCGCGACGGCCTTTGATCCAGCCGCAAGCCATGCGGATATCACCGGGGAGCTGACGAGCAACCCCAACATGGGCGGCTGCTATACCATGGTCCCAGCAGGCTCGCCCTACAAAGGCGCCGGCATTGGAGGTGCGGATATCGGCGCCGATGCCATGTACCGCTACGTAGACGGCATCAAAACATCGCTGCCCATGTTTCTCAGCGGGAGTGACTACCTGTTTTATGGCTGTGGGGCGACGGTGGCCGGCGTGAACGATAGCGCGGCCTCTTCATGTATCGGGGTGCACCAACGGCTCAACCTGCATGCGGCGGCAGGCACGCGCTGCATACCGCCGTACTGAGGAATTATGGCAAACGGACAATTCACTGCCGACCTGATCTTTGACGTGCTCTTTCGCGCCGGCGAGGCGACCGACGGGACGAGTCAATACAACGCCCGCGCCCTGGAATACCTCAACCGGGCGTACCTGGGGATCTGTGCGGGCGGGGGTGAGCTGGTGCCGGGGATGCGCGAGGAATGGCGCTGGCTCAAGAAAGACCCGCCAGGGGTCATTTTCGTGTTTCCCCTCTTGTATCCCGGCCTTTATAATTCCCCTGCCACGCTCACGGTCACGTTTGCGAGCACGAGCGGGACCTTTAGCGGGCCGATCGGTGAAAATCTGGTGAGCCTCGCCGGGTGGTTTATCAAGATTGGCGACAACCCCGATTTCTACCGCATTGCCACGCATACGATCAATACCGCGGCCATTACCCTGGATCAGCCCTGGAATGCTACTTCCGGCAGTTACAGCTACATTACCGGGGCTATGGAGTATAGCCTGGCCTCCGACGTCATGCGGCTGCTGAGTCCCATGCGGTGCTTTCGTAAGAACACAAATGATGATCCTTATAAAATCTTCGAGGTCGATCTCGAACGGCTCGAACAAGAATATCCCCTGGCCGATGTCCAACCGGGCATGCCGGAAGTCTTTGCGCGGGTGAACGAGCAAACGATACGGTTCAACCGCTACGCCGATGGCTATCCCACGGGCCCCTATAATCAATTCTTTCGCGTGGAATATGCCTATATTCGGCGGCCGGCGCTACTGACGAGTCCTGGGACCAGTGAGGAGCCCTTAGTGCCCTGGGAATGGCGCCGCGTGCTCTCCGATTGGGCGGTACATTGGCTTATGGTGGACAAGAACGAAGACCGGGCTGAGCATGTCGGCCTATCCGCGAAGAGTGGCCTGGAAGCCATGGCCCACGAAAATCAGTATCAAATTCGCGCCTACGATCGTAGCAACGCCTTCGGAGCGCTGCGCCCCCGGCAGGCCATGATTCCCCCACGCGACACGATGAGGAGCCTCCGCTAGTGCCCTACCGCGGCCAGGTATTACAACTCCCATTGGGCGAGAGCGGGCTCATCGGGCCGAATAACTCGGGTCAGGCGCCCCCGGATACCCTCTTGCAGGCGACCAACGTCTCCTTTGTCGATGGGGCCATTCGCAAAGAGGGCGGCGCGACGAAATACAATAATAACGTGCTGAGCGTGCCCTTTGTCGAAGCGGGCTTTGACTGGTGGCCAACGCCCACGATGCAACGCACGGTCATTGTGGTGAGCGACGGGGCGAATGCCGAACTCCAGATGGACGACAACAACGGCGCCTTTTTTGTGGCGAGCGGTGTGGCCTTTATCGGGCAAATCCTGCCCCCCATGTTTGTCGAAGGCGGGGCCGAAATAGCGGGCAATTCCAAAAAACTGTTTGTATTCGCCCAGAATACCATTGCGGGCGTTGTGCGTGGCACGGAGACCATCCTGAATGTCCTCGGCGGCACGCCCTTAGCGGCCCCACCCGCCTGCGCCGCGCTGGATACAGGCTTAGTCGGCGCGGGCAACGTCGATCAGGGCTTTTACCATTATGTGATCACGTTCCTGACCGCCGAAGGGGAAACCACGGCCAGCCCGCCATCCGGTCCTGTCTATCAGCCGCAAGCGGGCGGCGGGGTGATCAAGGTGGTCGGGATTGCGATCGGTGGCCCGACCACGACAGGGCGCCGGCTCTTCCGCTATAAGTCGGGCGCGAGCAGCTATAAGTTGGTGGCGACGATCAACAACAACTCAGATACCGAGTTCTACGATGTCACCGCGCAGGGGAGTTTGCCCGATGAAGACCCGCCCACGGTGAACACGACGAATGGGCGCCCGAGCGATTGGAGCGGGACGAACTGGCCCCACTGTGCTAGCCTGCATGCGAATCGCCTTTGGGCGGCGGGTAACGCCAATAGTCCACACCGCGTCTACTATTCCACGCCCACCGACCATGAAAACTTCATGAGCGTCAACGCCGGCGCTGGCAGTCTGGAAGTCTTCCCTGGCGAAGGGCAATACATTTCCGGCATGCTCAGTTTCTCGGGGATTCTGATTGTCTGGAAGTATCCCAAGGGCATCTATACGATTCATACCAGAGGCATCGGCACCGAAGCGTGGCACGTCGAACGCCTGACGACCGCCTACGGAGGTCTGAACGGCGTCACGCAAGTGCAAATCGAGAATGATGTGGTATTCCTCGATCCCTCGGGCGATGTGCAACTCTTGAGCGCCGTGCAAGAGTTTACCAACCTGGGCAGCCAATCCCTCAGCCGTGCCACGCAGATTGACCAGCTCGTCCGGGCCTATGCCGATACGCACGCCTTGCGCTGGGCACGGATGATCTATTACCCCTATCGGCGCGAGGTGCATATTGCCCTACGCGTGAAGGGGGAGAGCGTCAATACGCAGCGCCTCGTGCTCGATCTCAACCGCAGCGACCGCCCGCGCTTCCGCGTCTCCAATCGGGATATCTGTCAATCGCTGTGGATTCGGCGCGGGACGATCTTTAGCGCCAGCGGCAAGGATCACGAGCTGATGGCCGGCGATAATGCGGGGCAGATTTGGCATCTTGATCAGCCGGGCAATGAGAAAAATGGGGTCGGCTACGACAGCCGATTTCAAACCATGTGGACGGATCTCAGCTTTGCCGATCCATCCCTGGCGGTCCGCGATAAGAACGCCGCCTTTCTGGAGCTGGCCTTTAATCCCACCGGGCGCTGGCCGGTGAATCTGACGGTCTGGTGGGATGCCCGAGTCGCCACGCAGGGGAGCTTTATCCCGGCGGATCCTGTCGGTTATTATCTAGGCACCTGGCAGCTCGGGGCCGGCGTGCTGGCCGATGGGAGCGCCGTGTTGATTCGGCGCTTTCGCCTGACGGGTGGCGGGCGACGCATGAGCCTCGAGGTGTCGAACGATCAACCGGGCCAGGATTTTAGTATTGCCAAGGCATTTCTGAGCTTTACGGCTGGCAGCGAGAGGACGCGCTAATGCCCTATCCGTATAGTATTGTGAGCCGCGTCGACGGGGAAACGATCACGCATACAAAGTATAACGCCGATCATCAGAACCACGTCGACCATAACATCCCGGAAGACGCCGACGATTACAGCGCGAACGTGACCGAGATGCGGGTGCAAACGAGCCCTGGCGGCGTCGGTAGTGAGTCCCTGGCGACGAATCTCGCCGGGGAGCTGGAACGGCTGCGCTATGCCATCGCGGCGCTGAATGGCACTGCCTACTGGTATCAACCCACCGGCAGCACGTCGGCCGTCAAGGGGCTGCTGGGGGCGAATAATGCGACAACCCCAACGACCCAGTATGACCTCTCAGCCCATACCATTGCGGCGGCGAGTCTCACGAAGAAACCCGCATACGATGTGAATAATACCGTGTTCACCGTCGACATCACGCAGACCGGGCCAGTGCTCAATGGACGCGACCAGGCGGGGGTGTTTAGCGCGAACAGTTACGTGCATCTGTACTACATTACCGATGGCACCACGCCGGGGCTGATTGCCAGCACCGTTGGTCCCAGCGCCTTTGCGGGGCCAGCTTTGCCTTCAGGTTATACTCATTGGGCGTATCTGACCACGCTGCGCCTGAATGCGTCGACGGAGTTTCTGCGCACGCGAACCTGTAACGGCTGGGTCTACTATGAAATCGATGACGGCGGCGTGACTCGCATCGTCAACAACGGCGCCGCGACGACATTTACGAACGTCGATCTCGGACCGCTAGTGCCCCAATCGATCAGCCGCGAGGTGCTACTGAATTGTCGCCTGAATTTTGTGCACAACGCTACCGCGGCCTTTGGCCTGTTCTTGCGACCCGCGAGCGCGACCTATATGACGGCCGGCATTGTGGTGGCGGCGGCCTCGGCACAAGTGACCGGCGTGACAGTGGCGTCGGCCAACTGGGTCAAGTGGTTGACCACGAACGCCTCGCTCGATTACAAGCTCAGCGCCGCGCCGGCGACCAGTGGCGGGGCGATTATCGAAGTGGTTGGCTATCACGTGCCCAATGGAGCCGAATAGATGCACCCGACGAAGACCCTGTATCGTCTGGCCCACAGCCCGCAGGATTATCAGCGGTGTCATCAGCTCTTGAAAGATCAGGGCATCGAATCCGACCGCCTGAGCTGGCCGACGATCGTGGCGCTTCGGGAGAACGAGCTGATTGGCTGCCTGGGTACGATTCCCAGCGACAAAGCCATTATTGCCGGCCCGATTGTCGCCACGTCTCGGCATCCTTTTGTGACGCTGCTGCGGCTCTGTGAGGCGTATGAACGGGTGCTGTGGCAGGCGGGGGTACGCTCCTATTGCTTCGGTGTGGAGCACAGCCAGACGGTCTGGCGGGGCATTCTGGATAAACTCAACTTTGAGCCTTTCTACCAGGATGAGGACGCGGCCTGGTATCGGCGCACCCTGGAGGGCTAGGCATGGGCTCGAAGCGTGTACGGTTTCCTGAAGCGTCATCCCAAGAGCGCGAACTCCAGGGCTTTCAGCTCGACCTGCTGCGCCAGCAACGCGAGATGCTGAGCGAACAACTGCGCTTACAAGACTTGTTTGCGCCCTTCTTGTACAAGCAGGCCGGGCTCAAGCCACGCTATGACGGCGGCAAGATCGTGGGATTCGAGGAAATCCCTGACGAACTGGACCCACTACGCAAAGACATCGAGAAGGGCTACCTCGAGCGCAGCCAGAAGGCACTGAAGGGAGAACTCGATGTCGACCCGGCGCTGGAGCGGGGCATTGCGGAGAGTCGGCAATCCTTAGAGCAGAGCCTGGCGCAGCAGCTCGGGCCAGGCTATGCGACCAGCACGCCTGGCGTGCAAGCCTTAGCCGAAGCGAGCAGCCGCGCCAACGAGCTCCGGGCCTCCGCCCGGCGCGGCGAGATGAGCCTGGCCGAAGGGCTGGGCCTGGCGCGTGGGGATGCGAACGCGCGGGGATTGCAGCAGCAGCTCGCCAACCTCGCGGGCGCGTTTCAGGTGCCCGGCGCGGGCTTTGGCAATAGCGTGGGCGCGCTCAATTCCCTCGGGCAAGCGCTGGGGCTGTATGGGGGCCAGCGGCAAGGGCAATTCCAGGCGAGCCTGTTTAATGCGCAGCAGCCGGGGGCTATGGATTTCTTGGGGCAACTACTCGGCATCGGCGCGGGCTCGTTCCTGGGCGGGATCGGTGGGGCCTTCGGGCGACGGTTGGGTGGGCTCTACGGGAGATAGCCATGGCACAAGGCGGATTCTGGGGTGGATTGTCGGGTGGGCTCCCGCTGGGCATTCAGCTTGGCTTACGCGGCGTCGAACAAGCCCGGCAGGATGAGCTACTACAGATCCAGCAGCAGCGCGAGGAACGTCTCGCCCAGATGCAGGACCGCCAGCAAGGGCTCAATATGCTCCAAGGGCTCGGGAATATCTTTAAGGCCCAGGTCTCTCCCGCGCTCAAGAAGGTCTGGATTAATCACTACCTCACCCAGGCGGGGCAACTCACCGGGCAACCGATTGATCAGACCATTGTCGACGCCATGGGGAAAGCCACCGACGATGACCGGCAAATGATGCTGGACGCCATGACGGAGATTTTCGGGGCTGATGCCTCCTTTGGTGCCGCCAAGCTGGCCGATCTCGGCATGGATTTCAACGCCATGGCGACCACCATCGGCAAAGGGATTGAACTCAAGCAGCAGCGCGAAGAGCGCGAGATGGAACAGCGCTGGCTGCAATCGGCGCAGACGGGCGAGACGCCCCCGGCACAGACCTCCATGGTGCCATCCTCCGCTTGGCAAGCCGACATCGAGCGCGAAGCCACAGCACAGGGGATTGACCCGCGCTTAGTCGCCTCGGTGATGCGTGTGGAATCGGGTGGCAATCCACAGGCGGTGAGCCCGGCTGGGGCGCAGGGGCTCATGCAAATCATGCCAGAGACGGGACGCGAGCTGGGCTTGACGCCTGGCCCGCAAGCCTTTGACCCGAAGGCGAATATCAAGGCGGGTGTGACCTACCTGGGGCAGATGCTGCAGCGGTTCGGGGGGGATGTCGAAAAAGCCCTAACGGCCTACCATTCCGGGCCGGGCAATGCGGAGGCGAGCACGCTTGGTCCCGAAGGCCGCGCCTATGCCTCGCGGGTCATGGGCGTTTACAAGGCCATGGGTGGGCCGGATCTGATGGGCGTCAACAACCAGATTGCCAGCATCCAGCGGCAAATCGATGTCCTCAACCAGGCCCCGCCGACGGCACGCATCGAGAAGCGCCTGAATAATCTCCAGCAAGAGCGCGATCGGCTCATGCAGCAGCGCCAATTTGCCATCACGGAGTCACGACAGCAGCAGCAAGAATCTCGGCAAGAGCGCGAGTCAATTCTCAACCCCGAGGTGGAAGCGGCACGGGTGCGTATTGCCCAAGCGGAGGGCCAGGCGAAGGCGGATGTGGCGCTAGAGAACTTGCGCTATACGCCGGTACAGCAAGAGAAGCTGAACGCGCTGAATGAAGGACTGTCGATCATTGACGAACTCGAGGAGTTTCCCCCCGAGGCCATTGACCGCTGGGCGGGCTATCTCCGCCTACCCGCCAAGCAAGCCTCGCAAGCGTTTTCGTCCGACCCGGAATTTCAACGCTGGGATGCGATCAACGTCAGGCTCCGCAACTCACAGCTCTTTAGTCGCACGGAAGGCGGTGGCGCGGCGCTGACCCCGACCGAGGCCAGCAACCTCTTGCAAGCCATTGCCACCGGGCGCGAGCTGGGGGGCGGGCCGCACTATCGCGTCAAGCTGCAGGCGGTCAAGGACGTGCTGAGCCGTAAAGTGCAGACCACCGAGAATCTGGCACGAGCGAAGCCGGGTCAAGCCGGGGCGATTCTTCAGGAGCAGCGGCGGCAAGAGCGCGAAGAGCGCCAGCGGTTCAAGGCGCTCAATTCGGCCATGGAGGCCGAAGAGGACAGCATTCGCAAAGCCCTGGGGCAATAACATGCCAGACTGGGATCTGTGGATACAAGCCGAACGGGCGGGGAAGCTGACACCGAAGCAGCAAGCCATGCTGGATCGCGCACGTCAGACGGGCGAGGTGCCCACGCCAGGTCAGCCGCAGGCACCTGTACCGGGCACCTCGCCCACACCCCGCTCTGTGACCGACCCGATGAGCGGGATGCCCCTGGCAACCACGCCGGAAGGCACCCACCAGCTCTATGGCGAGATGGCCGCAGGGGCCATGCCTGCCGTGAAATTCGGTCTGGCGCAAGCGCTCGGCATTGGCTTGCCGGTGGCCGGTGCCGCTCTCGGGGCGGCGTCTCCCGTGCCGGGTGGCACACTGTTAGGCGAGACGGCTGGCAGCTTTGCGGCACGGCGGGCCAATGTCGCGCTGGGGCTGGAAGAACCGGGCATGGGCGGGGATGTGGCCTCATTGGCATTTCCCGCGGCGGGGCGGGCCGCTGGGGCGCTGGTGAAGGGCGTCGCGCGGCGCTTACCCGGTGTCGGGACGGCCATGCAGGATATTGGCATGGAGCAAGCCAGGGCCTTGCCAACGAGTCTCACGCCGAACGTGACCAGCGACGTGCTCTATGCCGCCGTAGCGAAAGAAAATATGCCGGTGAAGCTGCCAGAAGTGGCCAGCGAGGTGGGGAAGCTCTTAGGCAAAGAGGGCACACTCCCGCGTGCGCTGCAATCGCCGCTGATTCGAGACACCGCGGAAGCGCTCGGCACCATGGCCGACGAAGGTACGGATTTTCAGACCCTCTGGTTGGCCCAGAAGCGCGTCAGAGATGCGCTATGGTCCGCGAAGGGCGAGGAACGACATGCGCTGGCGCAGCTCGACGGTGCCATTTGGCGCGATATCGAACGCATGGCAGCGGAGGAAGGCACCCCACTGGCCAGCCTCTTGCGAGCGGCCAACAAGACCTATCGCAAAGAGCGGGCCGTAGATGACCTCCGCGATATCATCGAGGGCAGTATCACGGAATCCGTACAGGGCCAAGGCACGGGGCGCCTGAATGCTGGGGCCATGTTGCGGAAATTCGACCAGAAAGTGCGGCATGATGACCTGTTTGCGGGAGCATTCAGCGCCGAAGAACAAGCCCAGATTCGCGGCCTCCTCAAAGACCTGTCCACCATTCCCGTCATAGGGCCAGTCGCGGGGGCTATGTTCGGCTCGGGCATGGGCGTTGGGCTCGGAGGCACCACATTTGCGGCGTCTGGCGGCGATCCCCTGATGACCGGTCTCGCGGCCTCAATGCCCTGGCTGCTGAGCATGGCGCTGGCGAGTGCGCCGGGGCGCGGCCTCGTCAAGGGCCTCATGCGCGCTGATCGCCTGTTGACGCCAACCGGCGCGGCGGCGCTGCGAGGCTTCCTGCAGACCTCTGGCCAACTGGCGGCGCCGTGAGGTGGACGATCAGGCACCCGTCACGCCTGGCGCGATCGACCGCTGGATGGCTGCCTTTTTTAAGCCCATTGTGGCGGGCCTCATTGTGGCCATGATTGGGCAAGGGCTGATCATATGGCGGCAGTCGGCCATCATGACGGCGCTACCATTTGTACTGGTGAGCGAACCGGGACGGGCCATGGTGCGCGGGCTCGCCAAGTCTGGAAAGCTCCTGAGTCCCGAAGGTTCGGCAGCGCTCCGGGGCTTTGTACGCACCACAGGACAAGCGCAATTGGCGCCGACTGATGACCAATGAGCACGGCAACGGCACAGTCCTGAAGCTCATCCTCGGCGGCCTCTTTGCCGTCTGCATGGCGGTGATTGGCTACGTGGCGAACGAGATGCAGGGTAGCATCGAGGCGCTGCGGGATGAGCTGATGAGCGTCAGGACGCAATGCTATGAGCTGCGCACGGACTTAGGCGTGATTCGGCGCGGGGAGCTGGCGCGTGATCGGGAGATGGCCGAGCTGCAGGCCCGCGTCGACCGCCTGCGGGACTTTCTCCTGGCGCATCAAAAGGAGGGTCATGGACGAAGCGGTGAAAGCGATTGAGGCACCAAAATTGGTTGACGAGCCGATCGAATTCTACGATGACCGCAAGATCGAGAGCTTATGGGTGAACAATGTGGCGGATTTTCTCCGCGTCACGCTGCCCAACGTGATGGCCTGTCTGATTCTCCTGGTGCAACTGGTCGGGTATTTGCGCAGCGTGGCGGGCGATAATCAAATCATGACCATGTTGACCGGGGCGGCGATTGCGCATCTCTTTCAGCAATCGGTGCGGCGCTCCTGACAGGGGCCTATGGTTAAGGCAGATGTTTCCAGCATTTTTTCATGGCAATCTGGCGAATATAGCTGACATGAATCGGATATTCGGCGGCGATGCTTTTGCTGGATTCCCCATCAGTGAATCGTTTGCGAATGTCAAGAACGTCTCGACTCGTCAGCTTCGCGTTGACTGGCTCAAGTCCTCTTCGCCGGACGCCAACGATCTGGCGTCCTTTTCTGATCATGTCTTGCATATTATCAAGGCGTGTTCCAAGAAAGAGATGCGACGGTCGCACACAACTTTTATTGTCGCAGCGATGACAGACACATAAGCCGTCAGGGATTGGGCCATACGAAATTTCGTAGGCATAACGATGAGCCGAAACGGCCTTGCCAACGCCGAGCGAAAATCGGCCATAACCAGTTTTGAGGATGGCAGCGGTCCACCACCAGCAGGTATCAGTGTTCTTGACGTGCGACCAGAAGCGGGTGTTTCGGTAGGCCAGTGCGCGAGACTTACGGCTGCTCAGTGCCATACAAACCTCCCGTGGGTTCTCCCGAAACGATGTGCGGCAACCCGTTCGGGTGACGGGCTTGTCAGGCTGCAGACCCTAGCCGCACAATTCATAATAGCACGTTAAGAGGTTGAATACAATAAAAATTCTCTTGATAGACGACGATATCGAGGCGTTTACGATGGTGCAACAGGCCATTCCCGAGGGGGCCACGTTGACCTATGCCTGCGGCCTGGCCGAGGGGATTGGCGCGGCTGAGGCTGAGGAATACGATTTGATTCTCACCGATCTCCGCATGCCCGGCACCACGAACGGTGATGCCCTCACCAAAGTCTTGGAAGTCTGCCCGCAGACCGCGGTGATGGTCTATACCGCCCTCCATTATCCGGCCTACGCCGCCTCGCTGATTCGCCAGGGGGCGGTGAGTTGTGTATTCAAACCTGATGCCGCGATGGAGCCGGAGATTGCCGAGCGGCTGTTACGGGAGGCGATGCTCTTCGCCGTGGCGCGCCATCAAGCCCAACAACAACAACTCCTGTCGATGAGCCAGAATGCGAAAGCCGTAGAGCAACTGCAGCGCGAGATCAAAGAGCTGCGCCAGGTGCGGGAGCAACTGGCCGTGACTGAAGCTAGGCGGGCGCAAGATGAAGAGGATATCGGGGCGCTACAGACCAAGCTGGAGTTGTTGCAAGCCCAACTCAGCGCCCGGCAAGCCGAGCGCGAGAAGGGCAAGTGGGGCATGGTAGGCAAGGTGATTGCGGCGATCGGGGCGATGCTGACGGCGGTGCTGATTCCGTGGCTCTTGCAGCGCTTGGGCGTGCGCCCAGGGCCGTAGTGCTTACTCGATTACCTCCAGCACGAGCCGCTGCGCGGGGGTGCGTCCGACGCTGGCGAGTGTCCGTAGTGCGTCAATCGTGCGGCCCTTTTTGCCGATGAGCCGTCCGACCTGTCCGGGGGGAACCTGCAACTCAATCAGCAACGTGTGTGGCGTTTCCTTCGTCGTGACAGTACAGGGCGCTTTTGCCAACCACGCGCCCAAAGCCTCAAACAAACTCACCGTGTCGATCTCTTGCCAGTCGTTCATGGTCGTCTCCAGCCTAGGGATGCGTCGAGCAATCGGGCAATAGCTCACTCACATAATCGTCTAGGTACGTTTCTGTGGATACGAGTAACGGATCGCCGGTGGGGCTGTAGTACAATTCCTTCGTGGTGATAATCACCTCCCCTGCATAGATAATGGGCCGGGCATCCACGCTGCCACTGAGCGTCGCCACCAGTGATCGACACTCGGGCCGGGCATCTTTCAGATCCAGCGTAAAACTCGCCACCAAGGGCGTGCGGCTCGTGGCATCCCACAGGCGCCCCGTCCCGGTATAGTCCTGGGTGTAGCAGGGGTCATGGTTCGGCAGTGCCAGGTTATGCACATGGCCGAAGAGGATCATCTGCCCGTTATCCGGTTGATAGATGCGTAGCTCAAAGAAATTGTCGTAGTTGTCCACGAGGCACCATTTCTGCTGCGGGGTGATGCCAAACGATGACTGGGCATGACTCAGTCCACCCAGGGCTAGACTGAGCATGAGGCCGATGAGTAATTTACGCATGCGGGTGTATCCTCCGTCTGAGTTCATCGAGTTTCGCCGCAATCATTTCCCGTGAATCGTGGCCAATGTCAATCTCGATTTCATGACCGTTTTGGCCCTGCAATGCCTCTGCGCAGCGCAGCCGTTCCGCCACGTCGCAGCCCTCCGGATCTTTCAGCCGGAGCGAGGCGACCGCCACACTGGCCGTGAATAAGACGAGCGTCGTTCCCACACCATAGAGAAATCCGAGCCAGCACATGCACACCTCCTTACTGGAGAATGGCCTCGATCGCGGGCCAATCATGGGGCCGAAACACAAAGACATGCACATCCGGCACCAACGCTAGCGCCTGCAGCCAAGTGTCTTGTTCTGGCGTTACCCGCCCTCGTTCCGTCTTCAGTTCCGCAATGATGAGCCGCGGGGGCCGGCAGAGTACCAAATCTGGCCATCCGGCATCACCCTGCAGTGCCGTCCGCCAGCCGGCAGCCGTGCGGGCTGGCCTGGGGTGAAAGCATTTCCAGCCGCGGAGTCTTGCCAGCGCAATCACGGCCTCCAAAAAGCCCGCTTCCGTTTCCGGCACGCTTCCGACAGCGCCAGCAGTGGCGGTGTGGGATTTCGCGGCGCTGCGCGTAGTCCCAGATGGTGATGAGCTCAAGATACGTCTCCTTCGTGACGAAGCCGCAGCCGGTACACTGACCTTTGCGTGGGGGCAGGTCGATCGTCATGAGGCGATTCCTTATGCGTGTGATGGCGGAAGCGACAATGACTAGAGAGGTAGCCTACGACCTGTATCATCTTGATAGATCACCTCATTTCTATGAGGTTGTCGCACATGTCGACAACCTCGAAATAAACCATATCCCTTCAAGGGATATAGTTTCCTACGACATACCCGCCGGCGGAGTCGCTCGCTCCGCTCAGCGCCCCCGACCTCCGCATGGCACCGCCATCTCACCGTCGGGTCTCTCGAACGGTGCGCTTCTGGGGCCAGGCCCTCACCCGGACTGCGGCGGGCGTGTGGGGTTAGGCTTTCAAGACATCAAACCGGACAACCTGGAATCGTCCAAACGAGGGAATAAAGTCTCCGACACCGATCACACGCCCGGCCTGTGTCAACGTTTCGAGGAGCATGGCCGCATCGATATACTCTGGCAATAAGATGAGGAACTGAAAGGTGGCGGTCCATCCTTTCTGAAACGCCGGACGCATCCTGGTAACGGCATTCCTCTGGACTACGACACGGCGCTTGTCAACGTAGTCCCATTCCGTACTGCCTAACGATGCGAGTTCGATCTCTGAGGCAATCCCAGCCTTAAAGAGATCCATGGCGCTCTTGCGCGGCGATCTCGGATCTTGCCGGAACCGTGCGGCTTTAATGATGGCCTGCCTCACATATTCGGAAGGCAGACAAATCTCGTTCTGTTCATTGCGATACACGTAACTCTCAATATTGTCGGACTTCTTGGCCGCACTGCCTTTCTTCGCTTTGGACTTTTCTTCAACGGCCTCATTATTCCAGGCATGGAACAGGAGCGGACACACGCCTTCGAGCACAAATTCCACACGATACGGCAATTCATGAATGATTGACGGTTCTGCCCCGTTACTCACGGGATGATACGTTTCAAGCGTATTCTTCGGTGTCATGATCACTCCTTACCAGGCCACACCTAACCACTGCCGCACCGTGCCGCACCTCACCCGAGCGAAACAGGCCACACCTTACCTCTCCGCACCTGGCCGCACCTCACCACAGCCGGCCTCGCCTGATCAGACCTTGCCGCACCTAACCAGAGATATTGTCAGTTTCAACCCTGTCCTTGAGATTGGCGAGAACCCGATCGAGCGCCTCGGGCGTGATGCCATCGGGCCAGCGCCGCATGGCCTGACTAAAGAGACTGCCCAGGTTGTGCGCCTCGGCAAAGTGTGCCACGCGCATCACCGCCTCGGTCGAGGCCATACCCTCCCGATGGGGTGATTTGGCGTCTCGCTCGCCCTGAGATGCAGTCTGGTCACTGTCTGGATCCAGCCGCGCGTCATCCTTCGATGATTCTGGCGCCTCCTGGGTGCCTTCCTGGGCATCATTGAGAGGCACATCGGACTCGATAAGGAGCTGCAGGCGTTCTTGGTAAGCCGTCCTCAGATCCTCGAATTCGTCTGTCGTGAGCGTTTCCTGCAGATATTTTTGCGTGGTCTTGCCCTCTTCGAGGCGCGGTACGGCCTTGCGTAGCTCGATATAATGCAACTCTTTCGGCACGCCAGCATGCGTCATCAGGGTCAGCAAGTCTTTAATGTGCTGGGCGCTGGGGTGCGTTGGGGGGGCTTCGAGCTGGGCCGCCACGGTGGCGGGGAGGGCCGTCTCGGGAGCCTGCTGGTAGCCTTGTGGTGTCTGCGCCATGGTGATGGAGTCCTCCATCTCCTCACGTCCGTACAGCCCACGTAGCACGTCAGCATAGGCATTGCGCAGCACGAACCACCGGGCACGCATCTGGAGTTGGCGCTTTGGATTCTCGCTCCAGGGGCCGGACTTCCCCCAGAGCTTGGCCATCTTGGCATCTTGCACGGAAAACTGCCAAATCGTGGGCCGACTACGGCCTTTGCGCTTGCTGATGCAAATGGCCTTGAAATCATCCTTGTAGGGCTCTCCCTCGAAGTCCTCGAAGAAATCTTCCATGAGCCCCGAGGCTTCCACCATGGCGAGGCCGAGATCGCCAAAGATACTGGGGCGCCCGCCAACGACGTAGATATTCTGCAGCCCTTGCAGCATGGGCAAGCCTAGCTCGATGGCATACTCCAGCGCGACCATCGTCCCTTCCGGGTCATTGTGAAAGTCTTTTGGCACGAAGGCCGTTCTGCAAACAGCTTTTGCAAAGCGGTACAGCTCTTCCAGCGTGCTAATCTCGAGGCCACGGTGCCCCAAGGCCAGGGGGGCTGGCCTGGTGGACGGTACTCCGTTGTCGTCCATCTGAATCTCCTCCAATCGATCATAAAAGCGCGTCATGGCGCGCTGGACGGCTGGCGTCATGCCGCTGGTCCTAGGAGCATTTCGACCTGCCTGAGCGCCTGCTGCGCCTTGTGCAGCTCGTCTTGCTGGGGCATGACATACGTGGTGAGGAGCAAATCCAGCCGGGCGGCGTGGCGATTCAGGCCCTCGATGGAGCGGTGTATCGCGCATAAATGGTCGGCAATGAGTCCGAGAACAGCGTGATAGTCATCGGTCATGATCGGCGTCTCCTCTCATAGTCGGTCAGGCGCCGCACCGGGTCAGCCGGGCCGGGCAGTGGGCGATACCACACGTTCCCGCCGTTCGCTGCGGTGCGGCGCCAGGGGTTACTTGTTGAGATACTCCCGTGCCACTTTGGCGATCGCGGGTGCCCAGCGGTCGCAATCATGCGGCTGCCAGCCGAGGCGGGTCACGAGCTCTTCGAGCAAACATTCGAGGCGGTAGATGTCGGCGTCGGTCATGGTGTCGTATCTCCAGTGTGATATCAGTTATTGGCGTTTTGTACCATTTAATCTATACCCACACAGGAGAGATGTCAAGAGGTATTGACACCATGCGCCAATTATTTTATATTCACCCTATGCCACGAACGCCTTATTCCTGCAATCAGTGTGACTACGTATGGGTCAGCGATGAGTACCCCAAGCGCTGTGCTCGCAAAGGCTGCCGTTCGATGCGTTGGAACCAACCGAAAGAGCCTAAGCGCAAGCGTGGGCACCCCCGCACGCCTCGCCCCTAGTGGCTCCACCCATTGACAATCTCATGCATATGCTCCGGCAGGGGCCGCGCCCCTGGGCCTGGATCATGCTGTGGGTGCCGGCACGCCGGACACAAGCGGTTCGCCTTCCCCCAGGAGTCAAAGGCGCGATCACAGCGCAGGCACTCGCGCCGGGTCATCTGCTGCGCCGGCACCTTGCGCTCATAGGTGTTCCGCTCGCGGGCCTCCGTCTTGGCCTGGGCGCCCCGCCCATAGCGCGCTCGGCAGGCCGCACAGGAGGCCATCCCCGGCGTGGCCGGGTGGCGTCCATAGCTACATTCCCCCAGGGCTCTACGCTCGGCACGGTAGCGTTGTTGGCGTTCGCTGCGGGTCACATCACCCTCCTTCGCTGCGCCTCGCCCAAAATCTGCGCTGCCCGCTCGGCATACGCGGCGGGCGCATGCGTCGGGCAATAGTCCTCTTCGTCGCTGACACGAATCGCGCACTGTACGCACAGCGGAGCGGAACACGTCCGGATCTTGCTCAGTGGTGCATCGCACAGGCGCATCATCGGGCGTGCCTGACAGACGGAACACTTCGGCCATGGTTGGCGTCCGCGTGTGCAGACGATCATCATATTCCCATCATTGGTGATCACTCGCTCACAGCCCATGCGTTGCTCTCCTCACCCCTCACCCCTCACGCCTCCATCCCCGCCCCTTCGGTCCCTCCAGGGGCTTGCGCTCATGCCGGCGACGTTCGACCTCGGCACTGCACGCCTGGCACCACGCGGCGCGTGCCAGCCCGACGTCGGCCATGGACGCCAAGCCGCGAAAGGCTCGATCGAGGACATCCATATAGGCCGCATAGGTGCGCTGCGGGGCCGGTACGCCCTTGGGGGCCGCGGGCCAGAGCGCCTCGATCGGCTCCACCGTCACCGGGGCGAGACGATCTCGGGCGGCATCATGGCTACGGCTGCGATGGTGCGGCATTTAGCGCTCCTTGCGCTGACGTTCGAGGCCGATCTCCACCTCGGCAAACAGGTCTGTGATGACCTCGTGTTTCTCCTGGAGCGCGTCATAGATGGCCTGCAAATCCTGACGATCGATGCGCTCGGGATAGAGCAGACGGATATCAAAGTCACGGCCCAACCGATCAAGCAGCTCTTCGCGTAGCAGATAGCTCATGCCCCCTCCCGTACCGCCTGCACGGCGGCATCAAACAGGCGCCCAATGCCGTCCTGACTCAGAAATGTCAAGTCCTCGAATTGTTTCAACAGCGCCGTCCGCACCCGACACAGCACACAGGTCGGGTCGCTCCCCGGTGGCGTGTGGGTATAGGGCTGACGCAGGGCGGTGTTCTGTTCCTTCAATGCCCGTATTTCTCGGGCCATCTCGTCATCGCTCTCCTGCCGCGCGCGCTGGCACGTGTCGAGCGCCCGTTGGGCCTCAACCAGCTGGAGATTCAGCGCCATGTAGCCCTCCTGTGTCGCGCGAAGATCGCTTTGCAGCCGAGCATTCTCCGCTTCCAGCGCCTGTACCTGGACCTGGAGATCCTGCCACGCATCCAGCAAGGCGATATATTCCGGGTCGAGTCGAATCTCGCTCATGGAGTCCCTCCAAGTTGCTGTAGCAGCCCCGCCAGGTCATAGGCGGCCTTCGTGAACTCCAGCGGACTGACGGGGATCAGGGATAACTGGTTAGCCATGGGATGCCTCCTGTGTTGTGCCATTCGGCCATGGCGCAAGGGTGACAATTCCCTTGGGGCCAGCAATAGGCATCTCCTCTGACGCCCTCCACAAGTCCCTCGTGAGCCGAACGTCCTCTAGGCAGTAGTTGATCAGCTCGACCCATCGGCCTTGCTGGTAGAGCCGTGGAGCATCGCCCCCGTTGCCGGTTTTGCCGCGCCCCAGTGTCGCCTTGCAGACGGCATCAAGGCCCCACCCGCTGTGGTCTTTCGTGAACACGTCAGGATTGAGCCCGAGTCCCTGCCAGATGCGCCGTAAGAGGTCGTCTGAGCGAGCGCGTAGATGCTCAACCCGCTTCGGTTGCGGCTTACCCCAGATAACCGGCAAGTCGAATTTCCACCCGTTAAATGTGGTAAGCCGATCGGCACGGTTGAGGTGCGTTTGCAAGTCGATGCGGTCCTGGAGACTATCCCGATAGATGGTATAGCGGTCCTCGCCTACGTCATAAACGACGGCGACCGACACACCCAAGACATCTGTCGCATCCCACCCACCCGGCGTATCTTCGATGGTGCGTTGAATCTCGATGTCCAAAATGAGGTGAGTCATCGTGTCTCCTCCAGAATCGCGTCTAAGGGGTCTAGCATCCTCGTGGCTGCACGTTCTCGTCCTACCCCTTCTACAATCACCTCCGAATCATCGGATTCAACCTGTGGCACGTCAGGCTGTTTCACCATTGGCGGCTTGCCAAAAATCCAGGGATCATCTGGCGTCGGCGTCCATGGTGGCTTCGTGCGCGTCATCGCGTGCGCTCCTCTCGTTTGCGGGTCACGGCTTCCGCCATCTGCTGCTCCCGTCCCTGCCGCGCCATGGCACGTTTGTAGGCTTTGCCCCGCTTTTGGGCCTGCACCAGCGCCGCATGGCTGCAGGTGAGATGCACTTGTACCTGATCATCGCCCACGCTCACAGAGGCGTCGGTGAAGGCGCCGGCCTCGAAGATCAGCAGCCAGCCGGGGAGCTCCAGGTGGATGGTGGCGCCGTGGGGGGTCAGCATGGGTACATTCCTCACTTGGCCGCGACGTACGCCAGATAGCGTAGCGCGGACATACGTACAGGCTGATGCGCATACCAGAACACCACGGATGCTTGGCGAATATCGTCTAACGGCTGCTCTCTGAGGTATCTGCACAGCCGCTCATGTGTGGCCTTCTCTCGAGATGTTCGCCGCTGATCAAATGTCACGACACCATGAATATTCTCGATCATTTCTCCCAATCCTCTCCTAGTGACGAAGTGACGGCGGTGATGCGTTTTTCGTAACCTCCTTATATACGCGCCTATACCCTTTGGGAAATGAGTCACTATCGTCACTTAGTCACTGCTTATGTCTTTGAGAGCAATGCCCTTGTACCAGACTTTTCCGTTGCTTTTCTGCCGAGTTACGCCTCGATGTTGCAAGTCAAGTGCGAAGGTTCTCACATGCATCGGCGGTTGATTCTCGTGAGCACACCAGTCGACATACGCTTGATACAGATCCTTGCCGTCGACCCGGACCAGATCTGAACGGAGGCATCGCTCATCCAGAAATTCCCCCAGATCGTCCATTTCTCGGTGGTACGCTTCGGTGGCTTGTGTGACTTCTTCTGGTGGACGGAGGCCACTTGGGCTCCCATTGACGCCGACCTGCCACGCGAGACATCCATCGACCGCCCATGTGAGGATGCCTGGCAGCTCCGCCCGCAGCTTTTCTTGTAGATATGGATCACGTTCATGCGGAGGGATATACACATCAAACGGGATCATCCTGACCCGTTCCCACACGGCCATGTCGTTCCCTTTGAGCACGGGCTTATGATTGAAGGCCAGAAAGAGCTTGAAGTGCGGCAGAAACTCGAAATACTCTTTGAACAAAAACCGCGCTTTCACGCGATCGCCCCCGGTGAGCTGCTTCAATAGTCCCTCGCTGAATTTCTGGCCCTGGTTCGCTTCGATCGCGGAGACGAGCCGCACGCCATGCAGGTCTGCCAGATCATTCCGGACCGTTTCGCGCTCTTGATGCAAAAAGCTCTGCATGTTCGCGGATTTGGCATAGGGTCCGAGTAACTCATGACAGGCTTCAATGAATCGACTTTTTCCGTTGCGCCCCGTGCCATAGAGAATAAATACGCACTGCTCATCGGTGCGGCCGGTG